TAAAACAATTTGAAGATTTATTAACAAAGTCCACAGATGCAGAAAATTTAACTGATGTTTTAAGAAAAAGGGTAGCAGCGACAGAAGAAATTTCTAATATGGAAAAATTAAATGTATTTTCAAAAATACAAAAAGGTACGATAGACCCAGAAGAAATAACCTCTGCAATATTTAAGCCTGCAAACTCCGAAGAAATAGGAAGAGTTAAAGATATCCTAGGTCCTGAAAGCGATCTTTATAAACAGTTTCAACTATCAGCGATGAGAAAACTTTTAGATAGCGCGGTTAATCCGGGAGAAGATACGATAACCAAACTTTTTAATGAGGGTGGTTTTGCCAAAGCTTTAGACTCTTATGGAGACGCAACACTTAGAGAAACTTTTGGAGAAGAACAATTTAAAATATTATCTAAAGCAAGAGATAGACTTAGGTTCACCATTGGTGGAGAAGGAACTGGTGGTAACTTATTTACCACAGGGTTTATATTTAACTTTATATTTAAGCCATTACAAGCAGCTAGGGTTTTCACGCCGATTCAAGCTGTAGCCTATTTAATGGCGAGACCCAGTTTGGTAAGATGGTTGGCAGGAGAGGTTTCTGATAAACAAATAGTAAAAGAATTACCAAGTTTACTAGATTACACATCAAAAATGTTTGGCATACCCATAGCTCCGGTAACAAAACAATTTGGACAAGTTATTCCAAGAGGATCTATTGCGTCAGACGATTATGCAAGAGAATACTCGGAAACAGGAGGAATATCTCCAGAAGCCCCTCTTACAGAAGCCTTACCGGAGTTAAGGCAAAAACAACAACAGCAAAGTACGAATTTAGACTTACCAGACTTGCTTCCTCCATTGCCTCAAAGCATGCAAAAAGGACAAGCATCTTCAGCATTAATACCAGATCCCATAACTAGAGATTTGGCAAATTTACTTCGTCAATAAATTTTACTGTAAACTTTCCAGTTTCTTCTCAAGATTTCTAGCCATTCATCCATAGGCATAAAAGCTATTTTATTGTTATCTTCTTCCCACTCTGTATTAATAGCGTGTAAGGGAATGCAAACTTGTATGGGTTTCCTATTAAACTTAAATATTAATACCGGTATTCTTCCCTGCGCAGATTCACACACTTGATTCCACCAGGCATTTCTTAAACCATTTCCTTCCTTATAAAACTTACATTCGACGGCATGGTAAGGCATGTTCAAATCACATTGTCCGGCACCTTGATACTGATCAAGATTTCTTTTAGTTTGGTAATCAATACCCTCTGCTATAAAAAACTCGTTTAAAATTTTGGCTACATCTCTTTCAAACTGAGCACCTTTGTTTCTACTGTTAATCGTCATTTTTTTGAACCGGCACGTGATAGAAGAGAACAAAGGCGTCGCATTTAGGACAAGATAGATTACTTACGATTTCATAATCTTCATTACCGTAATCCTCTCCCGTATGATCTCCTCCCCATATTAATTCTTCTTTACAACTCCAACAATTCATATCTACCCCTTTTTATAATTTTTAACCAAACCCATTTCTTCTCTGTCAAAGCCTAGAGGATGCGGCGACAAGCACTCAAGCTCATCCCTACTAAAATGTATGTATGGTTCTGAATCTTCTTCATATATAGGCTCTGCTATTGTCCCAAACCTAACGTCATACACTTTATCTTTTTTCCAAGTATGACTGTAAACGCTGTCAGTCATAGCATATACAATAACAAAGGGAGCGTTGGTTGCAATTGATAAGGCCGCTCCCATTCTAAGCTTGCTAGAAGATAGTAATAAAGTGTCATACTTATCAATTCCAAAGCTTCTGCATTTAACTTCTAGCCAGAAAGATGTGTCCTTACTTTCGCACCAGTAATCTAATCCGTATGATACTGGAAGCTTGTTACATCTAACATTCCAGAGTCCCTCGATAAAACCAGCAACGCGTTCTTCGCGCTTCTGATCATTTATATTTTCCATCTTTGGTTTAGGTTGCTCCATTCATATCTCCTTTTTTAAAAATAACTCTTACGCAATATTTTCTTATTATTGCAACAACAGTAAATACTGCTACTTGTATGCTTGATATAGCTATATTTGGTAGCTCAAAATAAGTACATACATTTAAAATTCCAAAGCTTAAAGGTAGAGATATAATAATCCCGACCCCCACATCACTTAGGCTTTCTTTTAAGGCTCTTCTGTCTATTTTCATACGCTTTCCTCATTAATCTGTCTGCTTTTTTTTGCCAAGACTTTTCTAAAATTTTGCTAATTAAATTGCTTATAAACCTTTTCATCAATCCTCGTTAAAAAATTCCGGATCTATAGCAACAATACGTTTAGTTGGTCTTCCTGTATTTGACTTTTTAACATCTTTCTCTTGAATCTCACCAGAGTTTTTAAGTCTTTCTATAATTTCTTTTACCTCATATGACTTCATACTCCTAAACAACTCATTTCTGTCAACCTCACGCTTACTAATACCCCATTCTCCTTGAGACCTAATAAAGCTAAGAACCTGTTTTATACGTCCTTCGGTCTCAGATCCTGCGACCTTATCTTTACAAGAATCTATTAAAAGCTGATCGTAATAATAGACATAATCAATAGCCCACTTAGTTATATCTCCGGTAATAGTTTTGGTTCTTTTGTTGTCAGCGAGAGCCCCTATCAAAGCTAGGCGCATTGCTTTTTCCCTTGTTCTAGATAATAAAACCTCAAGACCTTCTTTCTCTAAACCATTTTGCTGATCAACTAAATCGTAAGCCAACCTTTCTAATAGGTTTCTGCTGTCATCATCAAATGTAAGAACACGTTGTTTAAAATCTAGTTCCGCGTTATCTCTAGCTATCTGCTCCATCTCATTATTGGTTTGCCTAACATCAGTAACCCAATCAGATATATATTTAGGTGGTTCAATATAGGGAATCATTTTACCAACGCTTCTTGGAACATGAGATTCAACAACAATAAACCTGTTCAAAAAACCGTCAACAATACGACCAGTTGATAAGGCCCCATAAAAGTTTTTAGGAACACTCATACCAACCAGGGTAATAGCAGGTTTGATTGTAGATCTATCTAGAGCTTCTTTTTGTTGCTTTTGATTTAACGTCATCATTGAATAGTTGTCAGGTCTTAAAACACCATGACACCTTCCCCAAGTTTCCATTAAGACTTGTAGAGCATCCTCTTTATTTGAATTAGATGACTTAGATATACTTTCAAGACGTTTACCAAATTCATCCATAACAGTTATGTGGGTTGGCTTGTATCTAAGTAAAGAATAGATAGCACCACTAGATGTATAACCATCTCCGGCCATCAAGTCAGAATGGTCTGCTCTATCTAAGATAGACTCTACAACTGTTTTAACATTCTCTTTACCTTGACCAGACTTGGCTATACACATAAAGAATAATGATGAAAAGTTATTCATATCAGTTCTATACATTCTACCTGCAGCAACAGATCCAACAGATAAAGCAGCCTGCATGCTTATAGCCGGCTGAGATATCTTGGCTATATTCTCAGAATAGTCATATATATCTTTTAGCACTCCTGGAGGATTATATAAATCTATAGGTTCATTTATAGAGTGCTTAGTTTTTATATAAGCAGGTGCCTGTTGATTTTTACGATCATGTGTCTTTTGTATTGAGTTGACCGTAGTAGATACTTCAGTTGAGTTTAAAGGAGGGTTGTTTTGCCTGTTCCAAGATTGAACAAAAAACTCAACGAAATCAATATTAATATCTTTAGCAATAAGATAACCGGCAAGTCTAGCTGCTTGGTCATTCCTGCTTCCCTCTCTAACCCCTTGTATAGATAGAGGTGCTGATATAGGTTTTCCATTTAACTTTTCTGCCCCTGTTATTTTTACCCAAAGCTCTTTGGTAAAGTCCGGCAAGTCATCAAAGTCATCTAATCCCCAGTCATGAATAACTATTGGTTCATAAATGGCACCAGTAGCATGTATATTATGAGGAGCAATTATCAAGCCACCGACACCACGTAAGTCTATAAGTTTTGCAGGATCCGTTGAATCGGTTCTCCTTGCAACATAAGTAGTAAAGTTCTCTGGGTTATTGTAGTAATAGTGCATGCCTTTACCAGTAGCCACTTTAAAAGGAGTAACTGGTAAATTGTTTTCAGCCCAGTTTACTGATTCAGGAGTATCTGCATCTACAACAATAAACTTGCCACAGACCAAAGCTACAACTAAATCGTTTCTACCCTTGAACCATCTTTCTATTTGTTCTGTCGTTGGTTGCTCTGTCTTGTACTTTTCCCAACTGCCTAATTCTCTAGGCGGAACTTTGTTATGCCTCTGAAGAGGAATAACGCTCAGTCCAGTTTCAGCATACGCAAGAGCTAAGTCCAACGAAGAATCCTTCGCTGTTATATTTAGGTTGAACACTTTTACTTAACACCATCTTCTACAGGTCCAAAGATAGATTCAAAATCCAATCTCCCGCCAGAGGCGTGAATAATTTTTTTAGCTTGCTTTATAGATGGTTGTCTTATTCCATATCTCCAAGCTTTAGTTGAAGCTGCTGAACAGCCAAATAATTCTGCAGCAGGTTCTATACCTACAAACTCTATATATTCTTTTAGGGTGATCCTTCTCACTTCTCGCTCCTTATATTCAGGTTGAATCTTTTGAGACGTGTAGACACTTAGCTCTTTATCAGCTAAAGTCTTAACTCTCCAAAGATAATTAACCTTCCATTGAATTGGGTTAATTTCGTTCATTATACATTCCGTTAATTTATCTAGTTGACCTATTGTATATTATATTTTTTTATTTTAAAATAGTCTTTTAATTATTTATGGAGAAGAATATGTCGAATATATTAGAACGTATTAAAAGTCCAAGCCAATTGGTAGAAAGCCAGGGTGCTAAGCTTTTAATTTATGGTGCTTCCGGCGCTGGAAAAACAACAGCATGTGCTACGGCCCCGGGGAAAACTTTAATCATTAGTATGGAAGCCGGTTTGCTATCTATTAAAGATGCAGACAACGTAACTGCTATTGAGGTTAAGGAAGCTTCTGAGATTGAAGAGATTGCAGCGATGCTAGAAAATGGTCAGCTCGATTACGATACTGTCTGTTTAGATAGTGTTACTGAGATGTCTGAGCTCTTATTAGCTCAAGAGAAAGCAAGGTCCAAAGATCCAAGACAGGCTTATGGAGAAGTTATTACTGTAATGACAAGAACCATGCGTAGGTTTAGGGATCTAAAGATTCATGTGATCTTTGTCGCTAAAGAAGATAAGCTTAGAGACGAGTCAACAGGTATGTTTCATTATCAGCCTATGATGGTTGGTGCAAAACTACCTACCCAAATCCCTTACTTCTTTGATGAAGTATTATGTCTTAGGACTTTTACTGAGGAAAACGAAGAGGGTAAAAAAGTAACCAATCGTTGGTTGCAAACAGTTCTTGGCGATAATTATATTGCTAAAGATAGGAGTGGAAAGTTAGAGTCTTTTGAAGAACCTAACTTGACATATATTATTAATAAACTTGGTTTTAATAAAGGAGAAGATAAATGAGCGATTTTGCAGATGTCAAGTTTGACTTTGAGGCTAGTGATGATAGTAAGTCTTACATACCCGAAGGTGATTACACCTGTAGGATAAGTGAGTGTGAAAAAACTTTATCGCAAGCAGGAAACGAATACCTTAAACTTGTAGTACAAGTTGAGGGAGATAAATATAATAACTGGATCATCAGAGAGAATTACAACCTCTGGTATACCAACAGCGACTCTAGTAAGCAGGATATGGTTAGAGAGATTGCTTCGAGGAACTTTGCTAAACTATTAAAAGCATTGGGCCTTCAAGACAATCCACCATCTAATGCTACAGAGCTTGTTGGTAGGAAAGTTATTTGTAACTTAGGTATTGAAGAAAGTAATAACCCGGACTACGGGGATAAAAACAAGATAGTTGAGTTTAAACAAGTAGAGGGTATGAGAGCAGTTACTGCTGAAGCTCCACCTGCTTGGGTAACCGAAGGAACAGAGGCTTCTAAACCGGCCAAACCTTCGTTGTAAAATAATTGGCTCGCTAGGGCGCCACAAGGGATACCCCTATCATTCTCCGTAAAAGTATGATGTCCCACCTAGCACCTTCTTAGTGAATTCTTAAACTTATATGCTCTATTGGATTAAACTTACTAATACTAATAACGTCGAACTCTTCTCTTGTTGGCTCTAAGATCTTTTCAAGGTTAACGATAAACTCTGCAGTATCTTTGTTGGGTGCCGGTATGATAATAGCTTCAAGCTCTGAATTGTTTTTAAAGACGCAAATATACTTAGACATAAACTCCATACCGTAGGATTAGTATTTATAATACTAAGTCTACAATATTTGGAGAGTTATAAATAGATAGATGACCGCCTTTTGAATATTTTTTATAATCGTCTAGAAAGCCCTGCATTCTTTGCCAACCTATATCCATTTGTTCTTCTGTAATTATAAATACCTTACATGCGTAAGGAGCAACTTTCTCTTGCGCTACAAATACAAACTGATGAACTTTAAAGCCTGCTTTTTCCATACCTCTTCTGTACCAGGCGGCTTGCATATCGTAACCATACTTTCTTACAGATCCTGCAAAGGCCTTAGGGTCGCATGACTGAGTTGTTTTGTAATCTACTACAACTACGCTGTCATCTGGATAAGGTTTCGATATGGGAGGGCAGAGGACGTCTGGACGGCATTTACATAAGACATCATCCTCATACCAGTAGAAGCTTGCTTCAGCGAGCTTGCCCTCTGGATTCAAATACATATCTCCCTCATCAATCATATTGGCTTTCATCCCCTTGATACGAGTTAGCTCAGACTCTTTGATAACAGTAAGACCTCTTTCTTCATACTCTCTTCTGAGCTCTTTGTTAGCATTGGTATATGGAGATCCTGTTACTACGGCTATATCATTATTAAATGCTTCCTCGCCTTCAACTAATAAAGCATGAGCAGCTGTACCAAACTTCATAGCAGACGTGGTTTCTTGCACATGCTCTATTGCATGTAACTGAGACTCGCAAAATCTTCTGATATTACTACTGCTTATACCAACCCCGGCGTGATAATCTTCGTTAGGTATGTTGGCAAATATTAAAGCTTCACCTCTTTGCTCTGATTCGTATTCTTTTAACTCTTCAATCTTCATCTTCGTACTCCAAATATAAGGCCTTAATAACCTTGTTGCTTAACATTGGCTTTGGCCAATACTGTAAATCGTCATATATAGCTTGCATGTTTTCTGCAAAGCTTCTGGTTTGATAAAACTTTGGCGCTTTAATTAAATGCCAATATTCAATTATCTTATCCATATCATCCTGGTTTCCTCTAAAGACCAAATCAAGATCTGTCTTTTCGTAAGGTAAGTAAACAAATTCCCCAAACTTTCTTAAAGGATAAAATGCTGCAGGTTTACCTATCTCCATATGTGATTGACTATATTAGGAAATTTTCCAGAAAAATCTACCTTTATTATATCTGGGGTCTTTATTTCTAACTGCCTAAACAAGGCTTCCTCTACGGTTCTTGGGGGAGACTTGCGTAAACTTGCAGGTGTTCCCATTTGATTCCACCACTTAATAGCTTTGTCACGTGCATAACCAGTATGCTCAAAACATATATACTCACTAACTATTTTATTAGGGGTTTTGTATGACACTTTTAGAACTGGATTTGGGGATCCTATTTTCTGATGTTGTCCTACCCACATATCTATTACTTTAATTTCATACTTAGTTTTCTTGGCTGTATTGGATATGATATCTAATTTAGATGAAACCATATCTAGATCTAACTTTCGTACAGGGAAAGCATGACCGCAGTCCGGACATATCGTTACGCTAGTAGGAACATATGAATTACATGCAGAGCAGGTTTTAACAAGAGCCTTGCCTGTCTTTTTACGTTTACCCTTTTCGTTTGGCTTGATTTGATTTATTGGACCATGGCGTTCAATATTTTTTGCAAAGTCTAATATTAGACAATCTTTCTTGCCTTCAGCTATACGCATCCCCCTACCCATCATCTGAACATATAGTCCAGGTGACTGGGTAGGTCTCAGCATGACAATTAGATCCGTGTTAGGGGCATCGAATCCAGTTGTCAAAACGTCGCAATTTACCAAAGCTTTAACTTTTCCATTTTTAAAATCTTTTATTAATTGTTCTCTCTCAGCTTGAGGTGTCTCTCCACTAATAACCCTTGCGCCAATATTACTGAAATTCAAAAGTCTGCAGACCATTTCAGCATGAGATATACCGGCGCAAAAGATTAACCATTGCTTTCTATCCTGTCCTTTTATAAGAACCTCTTGGATAGCTTTCTCTGATCTTCCCTTGTCATTCATTTTCTTTTGTAGATCGCTCTGAATAAACTCTCCACCCCTTATTCCTACAGACTCTACATCGTATTCAGTATACATGCTCTTGGTTACTAAGGGTGATAGATAGCCATCATCTATAAGCTTTATAAAGTTTTCTCCGCTACCATAATCTATAGCAATATCATCAAAAATAGATCCATCTCCATCTATCAACATTCCAGAGTTTAATCTATAAGGCGTTGCGGTAAACCCAACGACTTTTAAATCTTTGTTTTTTTCTTTTAAAGAAGAGATGAGGGAACGATACATTCCCTCACCTTCTTTTGGAACAAGATGGGCCTCATCAATAACGAGGAGGTTGAATTGTGGGAGTAACTCTACCTTATTCCAAACTGATTGAAGTTGAGCATAGATAATATCATTGTCTGTATCTCTACTCTTCAAGCTTGCTCCATACAATCCTATATCTCCATAGGGCCAAGCATCTTGTAACTTCTCATAATTTTGTAACAGTATTTCTTTAACGTGGCTTACGATTAAAGTCTTCTGTTGTTTTTGTTGGTTCATATGCAGAACAAAGTCTGCAATAACATGAGACTTACCAGAGCCAGTAGGCATTACAACAAGGGGATTGCCCTCTTGCGAAGCTACATAGCTCTCCAAAGCGTCTAACGCCTCTTGTTGGTAGTCTCTTAACGGCATTAGTTAGAGCAATAAATAAAAAAGATTAT